CGTCGAAATCGTCGACACCCGCATGCAAAAGGAGGCATCCATGCCTGAGAGCACGACCAACGTGGCCGGGGATGTCCCCGCCAGCACCGAGACCCGCCAACAGCCTGTCGCGGCTCCGGCCCAGCCTGAACAGGCTGCCGCACCCGACAGCGAGGCCATCGCCACCCGCGCCCGCGAGGCCGAGCGCGACCGGGTGTCCACGATCTACGATCTGACCAGCCGCCTGAACCTTGAGCGCGGCTTTGCCGAGGACCTCGTAAAACGTGGGGTCAGCGTGGACGAGTCCCGCCGCCTGATCCTTGATCAGGTCGCCGCCAAATCGGACGAAACCCGCACCTTCCCACATGTCTCCGTGCCCCTCGGCGGCCGGGATGAACGCATCGCCCGCCGCGACGCGGTGGCCAATGCGCTGCTGCACCGCTTCAGCCCGACGCTCTTCCCGCTGGAGGATGCCGCGCGCCAGTACCGCGGCATGTCGCTGCTGGAATTGGCCCGCGAGAGCCTCGGCAATGCCGGGATCAACACGCGGGGCCTGTCGCGCGACGAGGTGGCGACCCGCGCGCTGCATTCCACCTCGGACTTCCCCGAGATCCTTTCGGCCGTCACCAACAAGACTCTCCGGCAGGCCTACGAGGCCTATCCCCGAACCTTCATGCTGTTCTGCCGCCAGGTGCTGGCCACCGACTTCAAGGCGATGCACCGGGTGCAGCTCGGCGAGGCGCCGCAGCTGCTCGAAGTCGGCGAGAGCGGCGAGTTCAAGCGTGGCACGCTCGGGGAGTCCAAGGAGAGCTACAAGGTCAAGACTTATGGCCGGGTGGTCGCGATCACCCGTCAGACGCTGATCAACGACGATCTCGACGCCTTCACCCGGATCCCGGCAATGTACGGCAACTCCATCGCCCAGCTGGAAAGCGACGTTGTCTGGGGCATCATCACCGCCAACCCGGCGATGGCGGACGGTAACGCGCTGTTCCACGCCAACCACAAGAACCTTGCAGGCACCGGCGCGGCGCTGGATGTGGCGAGTGTCGGCGCGGCCCGGGCGGCGATGGCGCTCCAGACCGGCCTCGACAAGAAGACGGTGCTGAACATCCGCCCCGCCTTCCTGATCGTGCCCGCGGCCCTTGAACTGAAGGCCGAGCAGCTGATCGCCCAGAACCTCGTCCCCGCCGACAGTGCCAAGGTGGTGCCGCAGTCGATCCGGACGCTGTCGCCGATCAGCGAACCGCGCCTCGATGCGGCAAGCGCCACCTCCTGGTATCTGGCGGCCTCGCCCAACCAGATCGACACCATCGAATACGCCTATCTCGAGGGCCAGCAGGGCGCCTACATCGAAACCCGCAACGGCTTCGACGTCGACGGGGCCGACATCAAGTGCCGCCTCGACTTCGGCGCCAAGGCCATCGACTGGCGCGGCCTCTACAAGAACCCGGGCGCGTAACCAGCGCGCCGACATGCTGAATCCTGACACACGGGCGGTCCAATCGGGCCGCCCTTCGTCTTTCCACGAGGATCACCCCCATGAAGAACTACGTCCAGCTTGGCAACACCATCACCCTGACCGCGCCCTATGCCGTCACCTCCGGCGATGGCCTGCTTGTCGGCTCCATCTTCGGGGTCGCCGCTGGCACCGCCGCCCTTGGCGAGTCCGTCGAGGCCGCGCTCACCGGCGTCTACGATCTGAAGAAGGTCGCATCGCAAGCCTGGGCCGCAGGCGACAAGGTCTATTGGGACAACACCGCCAAGGAAGCGACCAAGACCACCACCTCGAACACCCTGATCGGCGTGGCCGTGGTCGCGGTGGCGGGTGGCGCGAGCGATATTATCGGCCGGGTGCGGCTGAACGCGAGCTTCTGATGAGCGCCTTTGCCGCCGCCGTGGGCGCGCTTTTCGCCGACCCGAACATCGGTCGCGACGCGATCTATATCGCCGATGGCGGCGCACCCCGACTCGTGCGCGTTGTTGCCCGGCGTGCCGATGCCATCACAGACTACGGCGATGCGCGGCTCTGGTCCGAAACCACCCGCATCGACCTGCGCGTGGCCGAGGTGCCAGCCCCGCGCCCCGGCGACCGCATCGAGATCGACGGCGACGCCTTCCTCATCCAGGGCGAACCCGTTCGCGACCGCGAGCGGTTGGTCTGGACCGTCGATCTAAGGCCAGCGTGAAACTGAAACTCGATTTCGATCCCGACATCGTCGCGATGATGGCGGCCGAGGTGGCAGCGGGCGAGCGGGCCGTGTCGGCTGCAATCCGCGAGGCCGGGACCGGGCTGAAGGCCGCCTGGCGGCTGCAGATCACCGGCGCGGGACTTGGGCCGCGGCTTGCCCGCACCATCCGGTCGGAGCAGTTCCCGAAGGCCAAGCCCAGCCTGAACGCGGCGACCGTGGTCTGGTCCAATGCCCCGGTCATCGTCGGCGCGCACGACACCGGCCCGCTGATCCGCTCGAAAAGCGGCTTCTGGCTGGCGATCCCCACGCCCGCTGCGGGAAAGTCTCTTCGCGGCAGCCGGATCACCCCCGCCGAATGGGAACGCCGGACCGGCCTGCGCCTGCGCTTCATCTATCGCCGCAGGGGCCCGAGCCTTCTGGTGGCCGAGGGGCGGTTGAACACGAAGGGCCGGGCCGTCGCGTCACGGTCAAAGACCGGCCGGGGCGTCGTCACCGCGCCGATCTTCCTGATGGTGCCGCAGGTCAAGCTGCCGAAGCGGCTGGACCTGGCACGTGATGCAACTCGGGCGCATGACGCGGTGCCGGGGCTGATCGTGGCGAACTGGGTGGAGGGCAGATCCGGATAATCACCCAACGTGGACTGTGACGTCGTAGCCCAGAGACTTAAGAGATTTCGACGTTCTCCCATTCCGAGGAGGGAAGCGATCTGGCAATGCCCAGCCGACAAGTTCCCCCAACGCACTGACCCCGAGGCCTTCGATCTTCCATTTCGGGTCATGAAAAGCGGTCCAGAGGCGCTCAGGCAACTGTGCCTCCGGACCACCATAGAGGATGAACTTCAAGAGCTGCTTCACGTCATTGCCGCCAGCGGACTTGTCGCCCCAAATCCGCTTCGAGAGCGCGTCGACCTTTTCTGGTATAGTATACGTCGTCCCGTCCTCACGAAGACCGACAGCCTTATTCGCGACGCGTCGCGCATAGTCTTTGATGGAATGTATGCCCATGCAGATCTCGCGAAAGGCCCCATAGTCCATATCGTCGATGGCCTCGGCAGTGAGCGCCTCGCGCAACATCGGCGCGGTGGAATTCAACATGACGTCCTCTTCGGTCGGTGCCTTGGGCAGGTTGCGCCACCACTTGATAGCGTCTGCGAGCGCAGCATCAGGGTTCCGCTTGTTCTGTTCGAAATGCTCAGCGTAAAGGGCTCTGCGTCCGTCGAAGGTGCGCTGATAGTAATGCGCGTGGAGGAACTGGTCGCCCTGAGCGCCCGCAGGGGCATTGCTGTCAATCCAGGAGGGTCTGTTCTCGGGCTTGCTCACCAAGTTTCCGATATCGCGCAGTTGTTGAAGCGTTGAGTGCCATTCCTCGAGGAATGCCTCCCGGCGGCGGTCAGTGGCCTTTTTCTTCGCTGTCTGCACGAGCCCGGACCACTTGTTGAAACTCGGGCTGTTCCAGAACTCTTCGGACGGTGGCTCCGAACGCACAATCTGCTTTTCGCGCTTCTGCATGACCCCGAGCAACTCGTCTGTCAGCGGCGTTGAGTTCCGATCGAGCACGTCGAAAAGCTCAAGGATATCTTCTGCCATTTCGTCTGTGATCTCGGCTTCGGGAAAGAAGCAGCCGGCCTCGACGTTCTTGTACCAAGCACTCGCTGTGAGGTTTGCGGATCCGATATAGAGACCGTACTCGCGCCACCAGATGACCTTTGCATGGTGATGCTGAACGAGGCGGCATTGGAACCGGGCCGACTTGCGGACGAGGAAAGCGGACAAGATGGAAGTCTTGACCGGGACGCCTTCGTCCAGACGGCCATAATACTTGAGCGGGATGCTGTTGTTCCAGCACCAGTCAAACAGAAGGTCCATTTCTGTCGCGTAGGCGACCGCGGCCAAGACCTCTTGTGTCTCAGTAGCCGCGTTCAGCGTGATGTTAGTTAGATAGTTCCCGTTAATGCCGCCCATCATCAATTGCATCGTAGTCTCGCGGACTTGGTTACCTTTTTCATACCTTAGACTAAAGGATGGCCATGCCCACCCCCCGCGAAACCATCCTCGCCGCGCTGCATGCGCGGCTCTCGGTGATGCCCGCAACCGCTCTGCGCGGTGATGTGCTGCCCGAGCGCGTGCCGACCGCTGGTCTCCTGATCCTGCGCGATGGCGAGCCAGGGGAGCCCGAGGTGACGCTGTCGCCGCTGCGCTACCATTACCAGCACCGTGCCGAGATCGAGGCGGTCGTGCAGGGTTCGGCCCGTGACGCCGCCTTCGACACGCTCTGCGCCAGTGTCGGCGCGGCTCTGGCCGCCGACCGCACGCTGGGCGGCCTCTGCGACTGGGTCGAGGCGGAAGCGCCGCGTCCGGTCGATCTGTCCGTGGAGGGTGCCGCCAGCCTGAAGGCG